CGGCGAGAACCTGAACAGACAAAAGCGGCAAAAGACGTTTGTAAAGTATGTCCTGTCTGTAAAGAATGTTTGAAATACGCGATGGAAGCACCAATGGAGTTTGGTATTTGGGGTGGTTTAACTCCTCGTGAACGATGGAGGCTTGAGAGGGCGAATCGCCGCCGGTTTAGTGCCGACGGCGACTCTGGATGACCACCTCCCCGTGCTCTAGACGGATTGACCCCATTGTGTCACTAGTAAAAAGGAAGTCAAATGGCCAAAAGAGGCAAGAAAAAACAGGAAAGTGACCATCGAAAAAATGCTCGTAATGCAATTTTTGAAGGAGGTCCGCTGGATGGGAAAAAATGGTGGATTGTTTACCCGTGCCCAGAGAAACTCATGATGGATATGGGGAGAGAGCCATATTATTTAGCAGAAGGAGGGACGAATCCCCCTAAATATGTGCATGACCCCGATAGGTTTAACGAAGAGGAGGAAGTTGATTTCAGATGACAGTAATAGGTTTAATTTCACCCGGCGAAATGGGAACTGGGATTGCCCGTGCCGCACAAGACAACTTCCATGAAATCATTTGGGCTAGCCAAGGGCGGTCAGAAAGAACGAAACAACGAGCCGACAAGTATGACTTCCGGGATGTTGTCACTCTGGAAGAAATGGCTAGGCAAACAAAATACATTCTTTGCGTTGGCGTTGATTATGGGAACCCTAATTGGTCAATAGAAACTTTGGATCGGGTGGGTGAGGCTGGTTTCCGAGGGATTTATTGTGACGCGAACACCAAACCTCCCGAACGGAAACGAGATTTAGAAATGTATGCAGAGGCTCACGGCATCTCATACATAGATGGAGCCATATTCGGTAATCCCCCCCCGCAAGGGAAAGTGGTGAGGGGCTACATTTCTGATACTGACTGGTCAGAAGACTTCGCTTCAATATTCAGTGGGTCAGCAAGCACTTTTCGGTGGATCCCAATAAAAGGAGACCCCCAATTTTTGAAAATGGTTTTCAGCGCTGCCATCGGGGCGTTTAATTCAATTTCTGTTTTAGCGAACAGATCGTTAGATGATCCTGAATTAGTTCGGTACCTAGTTGCGGAATTGATGGATGGGGCGTTTGATCATCGGGCCGATGGTAAACAGATGGGCTTATTTCCGGGATGGTAGATGTACCTATCACCCCAAAGGGTCTAGGAGGCGTAGGCTATGGGCATGTCTAATATCCCAGCGTTAATAACCTGGGCGGGGTTGAGTATGGTCGCAACAATTGGTGTAGTGCTGATAGGGGCACTGAACATAAAGGAAAAAATCGCTACCGTGGCTTTAACCTCGGGTGCATCAGCCGCAATTATGTGCGGATTCACAATCGGGGTCTCTTGGGGACTCGGGGCAGCCGCTGGTGTGCTAATTGGTATTTCACTTCTAATGGGCTACGAGGGCTGATATGGGATTTCTTGATGGTTTAAATTTCACTGGCCACAACAGAGAGGGGTGGGAACGAAACATATCTTTAGGTGGAAAAGCCTTCTACTACAACGAAAATATGGCTCGTCTCAACCCGATTGAAGGTGGTAAGAAAAAAGCGTACAAAGATGATTGGGATGTTGATCGCGCTGTAAGCGAAGGCAACGATCGTGTTACCTGGGTTTACAAAAGTGTGTATGCAATAGCGTCCAACGCTGCCCGGTTGCCAGTCGAAGTATTAGATGAAGAAAATGACGCAGTAGCAAATCCGCTGCTCCCTATTCTGAACCGTAAGGCAAACCCTCATCACGACGCTTACAACTTCAGGTTCCAACTTTCCTCACAAGTTCTTCTTTCCAAAAGAGGAGCGTTTATTGAAATTGTTAAAGACCGCTTAGATAACGTTGTTGGTTTGTATTTGCTTCCTCCCAATTGGACGTTCCCCATTCCAGATCCTAAAAAGTTTGTTTCGGGTTATTCAGTTCAAGTCCCGAACACCAAAGAACGCATTGTTAAACCAGAAGATGTGGTTTGGGTCAGAATCCCTCACCCAACAGACCCTTATAGAGGGCAGTCTCCTCTTGAAGCCTGCGGTTTAGCAATAGATATTGACTATTACTCACGAATTTACAATCGCAACTTTATGGTTAATGACGGACGCCCAGGTGGCATCCTCATGGTGCAAGGTGAACTAGATGACGATTCGGCAGAAGAGATACGCCGACGGTTCCTAGGGAATACCGGTTCTGCTCTTGGCGGTGCTGGGCGGATGACAATCATGGAAGCCGAACAGGCTAAGTGGATTGACACTTCGATAGGACAACGTGACGCTCAATACACAGAGACAAAGCAACTAGCCAAAGAAGAAATCCTTATGGCGTTTGGTGTTCCTGAATCAGTTATTGGTAATGCTAGCGAGCGAACATTCGCAAATGCCGACACTGAACTTGAAGTGTTTTGGCGTGAGACCATGCTTCCTCATCTGATGCTTATCGAACGTGCTTTCGACCGTTTGGATGGGTCGGATGAATTGACAGTCAAGTTCAATCTCGATGATGTCGCAATTCTTTCCAGAGATGAACGTGAACGAGCGGCGTACCATCTTGAAGAACTTAAATTCGGTGCTATCTCAATAGATGAGTACAGGCAAAAGACAGGAAGGGAACCTGTTGGAGCCGACTTAATGTGGATCCAAGCGAACTTAATGCCTATTGGGCAAGCAGTCGCTGACGGTGAAACACCTTCTCAAGAATTCACACCTCCCGATGCATCTCAACCAGGGCTATTAATGCCGCATGCCCCGATGGTGAATCCGCCAGTTGAACCAGCAGAGGTGGTTCCTGAAGCGGCTTCTCTTAATGGTGCGGTCGAAGAGAAGTCGGAGGGTAAGGAGTCCACCCCTTTAGATAGTCTTTGGGGCTTCCCCTCGGGGGAGACTTTTATCGACGAAAAGGCCGCGAATGAGATTCGTGGTCGCAGAGATCAGCAAATGGTGCGCTTGAGTGAATCAATTGCTTTGCAACTTGGTGCTTATTTCCAAAGACAAAAACGTGTTGTTCTGGAGAAGTGGAAATCAAAGAAGGTTCGAGAAAAGGTCAACAAAGGCATTTCCATTTCCGTTAATGACATCTTGGATGTTCCTAAATGGGACAGACAATTAATTGCGGATGCGAAAACCTTTTTAATGGCCACCATTATTGACGGTGGCAATGAGGTCGCTTTAATTACCGGTAAGCAAATTGACCCTGATGAAGAATTAGTTGCAGCGGGTGTGATAGCCGGATTAACACATGTCGAAGAAATAAACAGGACAACGAGAAAGCAACTTGAACAAAAAATAAACGAAGGACTCGCACTAGGCAGGTCCGTAGATGACATTGCAACAGAAATAGAAGATGTATATGCCAAGGCAATGAAGAACAGGGCCCGCATAGCAGCGTCGAACATTGTTGCATTTGGTGTTAATCAGGGGCAGATGATTCATGCGCTCAAAGAAGGGTTCAGTTACAAGGTTTGGTTGTCTCAACAAGATGAAAAAGTAAGGGCAACACATACCCACGCCGATGGTCAGGCAGTACCTATTGAGCAGCCGTTTTCCGTCGCGGGTTATTTAATGATGCACCCAGGAGCACAAACTGCCTCGATAAAAGAAACGGCAAATTGTCGCTGCACAATGATTTTTACCAATAACCCGTCTGAACAAGGGCTTTTACAATTTGGTCTTGATAGGGCTGAAATAGCAAATTTAAGGGACTCTGAGGCACTTGAAGCGGTGTTCACCGTATAGTCTTCCTGAACGCTCCGCCACGTTTCCGTCTAGAGGGCATAACCTAGGGTAAGAATTCGCCTTAGGAGGCCCCGTGGAACTGGAATCCAAACAAGCCACCGTAGAAGCAAAAGCGGTAAACGATGCCGAAGGTATCGTCGAAGCAGTTGTTTCTGTTACAAATATTGTTGACAATGTCAAAGACGTCATTGTCCCTGGCGCTTATGAGGACACTCTCCAGAAACGGGTACCTAAAGGTGTTTGGTCTCACGACACAACCGTGCCTGTCGCACGAACGGTTAAAGCAGAAGAATTGTCTCCAGGTGATGACCGCCTCCCTGAGCACTTACGAGCACAAGATGCTGGTGGTGTTTTGGTAAAGATGCAATTTAATCTGAACACAACCCGTGGCAGAGACGCATATGAAGACATCAAGTTTTTTGGCGGTGAACAAGAATGGTCAATTGGCTATTCGGTCCCTGAGGGGGGCTCCGAAATGAAAGGTGACGATGGTATTCGCCATATCAAACGACTCGAATGGTATGAATATTCACCCGTACTTTTTGGTGCCGCCCCTGGCACTAAGACCGTCAGCGTTAAAGACGAATCCGTTCTTTTAAACACAACTGAAGATGAATTCGAGGACACAAAAGGCCCGATCCGCAGTCATAAAACTGGGATCAGGGACGAAGGCTGGTATGACAAAACTGCATACAGGAACATGCGTTCGCCTGCCGATAAAGCATATTTCTCAAAGATCTTTGCCTTCCATATAGATGGTGAAGATCCAGCGATGAAGACGAATTATACGTTTGTTCATCACTTTGTTGGGAGTGACGGGAGGCCAGGGCCAGCGGCTCTGTCAGCCCTTCAGAATACTTTTGGTCTTCTCAATGGTGCCCGTAATGGCACAAAGTTGAGAGGTTCAGACAGGAAAGGCGTTTATAACCACATCGCACGCCATTACAGGGACGACGGTAGAACACCGCCGGAACTTAAGGCTGATGAGTACATAGACGCAGTTATGGAGATGAAGGAAAACCTTCCTGATTCTTTTCACGAAGAAATCGATACTCTTATAGAAAAGGGTGCCGAATTATTTGAAATCAAGTCCAATTTGGAGGACACAATGGCTAACGACGCCGAAATCACAGAAACAACTGACGCTGAGTTCGTCGCCGAAGACGCCGCCTCAGTGTCTGTCCAGTCAGTATTAGATGATGCAATCGCTGCCTTGAATACTCTTTCAGAACGCCTCGGCGATCTTGAAGAGAAAGCAGGGGACACCGCAGGCTTCTCAAACACCGAACCAGATTCGGCTGAGAGAGCAGAAGGCGCAGGCGAAGATTCACCCGAGGTTGTAGAAAACCTCTCCCATGGTGGAACCAACACTCCAGCAGAAATGGAAGTTGAAGGAACCCCAGCAGGTAACTCTGACAAACCAGCCAAAAAGCCAGCGGCCAAAAAGCCAGCGGCTGAGGAAGAAGCAGCGGAAGAAGAAGATGCTGAAAAAGCAGACTCTGAAGCCATCACTGAAGAAATTTCAGAAGAATCAGAAGAAGTTAAAGCACCTAACAGTGTATTAGGCGACCTTGATTTGGCTGAATTACGCGAATTCCAAGATCTGGTTACATACTCCGATTTAGGAGAATGATGTAGATGCTCGTGGGGTCACCCAACAGGGTGACTTTATGGGTTAAAATAAGGTTGGTGGAGTGCAAGCGCTCGGGAGCCTTAATATATGCCTGATTTATATGCGGAGATGAAAGCCCGAGAGGGCCACTCTCAAACGTATCTTTTGGAATCAATCTTAGAATCCATGTCTAAAGACGATAAGGCATCTGTAGTTGCCGCTTTGGAGGATAAGGACATTCCCCATGTTGCTGTCTCTGACGTCTTAACCGCCAATGGCTATAAATGTTCTGCTGGCGCTGTTAGAAATTACCGTCAAGGAAAGTTAATGCACCAAAAGAAAAGACGGTAAATGGCTGAACCTTTTAAAGAAGAACTCGCCAAATCCCGTTTAGGTAAAATCGCCGATCTCCTTGAAAGATCTGGGATAGAGCCCGAGGAAATAGGGACTGTTGAAAAGGTTCGAATTTCCGAGTGGCAGGGTCTGACGAAGAACGAGGAAGGCGAGGCAGAGATCCATGATTTGGGTGGCGTTTCTGTAGTAATCAATCCCGCTTGGGCGAATGGCCCTGATTGGCCAGTAGTCCAACAAGCAGCGCCGGTAACTATAAAACACCTTCCTAAGAATCAGCAACCCGCAAAGGACACCAAATATAAAACTGCTGTGATTATGCCTGACCCTCAAATTGGGTACCGAATGTATGACGACGGTGAAATGGATGCCTTCCACGACGAGGAGGCCATGGCAATCGCCCTTAAGATCCTTAGAGATGTGGGGGCTGACACAGTTGTTAACCTTGGGGACTTCTTAGACTTCGCCGAGTTCGGAAAGTTTGAGATGGAACCCGCTTTCGCCAAGACATCCCAGGCAGGGATTGATCGAGGTCACAAGTTCTTGTGTGAACAGAGAGCAAATGCTCCTGATGCTCACATAGTTTTGTTGGAAGGTAACCATGATCGACGGTTACAAAAATCTGTTACCGCAAACACGGCTGCCGCACTCCACTTAAAACGAGCCGAAGAACCCGAAGACTGGCCTGTCATGTCAGTGCCATTTCTATTAAGGCTTAACGAAGATCATTTGAATGTCGAATATGTGGGCGGATACCCAGCGGGTATTTATTGGGTGAATCAGAACCTTGCCTGCATCCATGGGCACATAACTCGAAGCCGAGGTTCGACTGTTAAGGCAGTTGTGGATGATGAGAGAACGAGTGTTATCCACGGGCATATACACAGGATCGAACTTCAACATAAGACTCGACGCACTTATGAGGGGGCTAAAAGAAGTCTCGCCGCTTCTCCAGGTTGTTTGTGTCGGATCGATGGGGCGGTACCCTCTACTAAGGGGTCAACCGACCCTCATGGCAGACCGGTTAATGCAGTGGAAGACTGGCAACAGGGTATGGCCGTAGTCACATACGAGGAAGGTAACGGGAATTTCAATGTCGAACTCATCCCAATCTCCAGGGGAGAAGCCATCTTCCGAGGTAAGTACTACTCCGTATGAGGCGGGGCTTGAGCAAGTAAACGCAAATTTTGCATTCGACGACGACATCCCACAAGCAAAACATTTCCCTGTAATAACAATCGTTCTGTCATTAGATGATCCTTCAGAACCTAACCATGTTGATTTAGGTACTGTGCCTCCTCAAATAGCGGCAGCGTCCTTACAAAGTATCTCTAATCAACTAAGGAAACTCAGTTGGCCGAGCAGAGTGACTTACGCTGGCCAAACAGTCTTTGATCCCGCACAAATGTTACCTGAGTTCGATGATGAAGAGCCTTTTGATCCCCCTGATGACATCGAATAGTTTGCCCCTTCGGTAGACCCTTCAACATTTACACGCACAACCGTGCCACCATAAGTAAAGCGGGGTGCTTACCTCGTGTACATTTATCCACTTTACTAACACGAGGTAGACCAATATGGCAGTTACAGATTCCTCTTTGAGGGAACTAAAATCTGCTCTCCGCGACACTCTGTCTGAAAACGATGCAATCGTTAATCACGCAGAAGCAAATCGCGAAGAGGGCGGACCTGACATTCAGGTCGAAGCAAAGCACATCGAAGGCTTTCGCGCCAATCTCGCTAAGGCACGTGATCTGCGCGAGCAGATTGAAGCCTTAGAAGGCCAAAAGGAAATGCAGGACTGGGCTTCTGCTTCTTCCGAAGAGCCAGAGGTTCACGCCGAAGTTAAAGAAGTAAGTGAAATTACTTCTGTCGGTCAGTCTTTCGTCGACTCTGATGAATTCAAATATCTTGCTGGTGGACAGAATGGCTACACCATGCACGTCCCATTCGCAGTCAAGGGCGACCTTGGCGGAATGTGGCAACGGAAAGACGTGTACACCACGCTTCCTTCCGGTACTCCTTCACAATTCGGAACGCCACAGCGTGACGCAATTGTTGAAAGGGCACATCGTGCCATGCGTGTACGTGATCTGTTCAACGTACAGCAAACCTCAACCAACTTGGTTGAATATTTCCGTGTAACAGGATTCACGAACAACTCTGCAACAACAGCAGAGCGTTCAGGATCTCCTGAGACATTTACTACTTACCCACAGTCAACGCTAACCATCGCTGGAGCGCAGGCACCGGTTCGCAACATCGGTCACTACGAAGTTGCACACCGTAACGTGCTTGCTGATGAGCCAGCAATGCGTGGCATCATTGACAACGAGTTGCTTTATGGCCTTCGTCTTACCGAGGATGATCAAATCCTTAATGGTGACGGAACCGGAACCAACCTCACGGGTATCACCCAGACATCTGGCATTAACACCCAAGCATTGGGCTCGGACACACGCATCGACGCGATGCGTAAGGCGATCACCAAGATTGCTCTCGCTTACTACGAGGCAACTGGCATCATCGTCCACCCGAATGACCTTGAGGGTATTGAACTTGAGAAAGATGGAGACAACCGTCACATGATGGCTGCTTCTGTTGCTCTTGGTTCAGAATCTCGCCTCTGGCGTCTTCCGGTCGTTGAGACCGCAGCAATCACTGAAGGTACCGCTCTAATGGGCTCCTTCGGAATTGGTGCAACTCTCTATGATCGCATGGAGGGCAACATCCGGGTATCTGAAAACCACAGTGACTTCTTCGTAAGGAATGCAATTGCAATTCTTGCCGAAGAGCGCATCGCTCTTGCAGTGAAGCGCCCAGAGTCATTCTGCACGGTGACAGGCATCTAGCCAGCACCCACATAACCCTTAGCAATAGGGGGTTAAGAAGACCGGGCTTCGGCCCGGTCTTCTCTATTTTCTGGTACGTTTAAAGATTATGGAACTTAATGACACTAAAGAGTCGCGGAAGACGGTTGTTCTTGATCGTGATCTCTTTGAAACATCTGAATATGGAACAAAGGTTCTTGTCGCCCGTAAAGGCGAACGTATAGATCCAGAAATTGCCCGCAAGCACGGCATATTGCCGATTGAATCTGCGGGTATGCCTGATATGGAGGCAAAGGTGGTGCGGCCTGTTGAAAAACAACAGATGCCAGCAGCCTCACATAAGAGACTCTTCTAAAGGGTCTTCTTTAGCGGCTTGTTCCGCTTTTTCAATCCAACATCGGAACTGGTAGTAATGGATTGCTGCAATTAAAAGTAGTAAAAATGCTGCTACTCCGATAGAGAGGAAGATAATGATGCCCACACCAGGAGTCTATCTTTGAAAAGAGGGGAACCTCTACGACGCAACACTCCGTTGAAGAGGAAAAAACCACTTAACTGGGCCAGCGCTAGACGCAAAGCCGAGTTATCAGCACGCAAGAACGTGAGAGAAGAAGTTCTTGAAAGAGATGCGTACAAATGTGTTGCAAAACATCTAGTCCCCGATGTAGAGTGTTGGGGTCCTCTAGATGTAGATGAAATCATCGGGAGGGGTCGTGGCGGGGATTGGTTAGATCCTGACAATTGCCAGGTTCTTTGCAGAGCCCACCACGATTGGAAACATTTAAATCCGGCTGATGCCACAAGCCTCGGCCTTACAGCAAGACTTAAACCTAAGAGGGGGTTGTTTGATCCATGAAAGAAATATTTAGAGGATTTTCGTTCCGTTTGGTTGCACTAGTAACGATTTCAATTGTTGTTGCAGCCGTTTATGAAGAGTTGTCGCTAGAAGACAACGTTGCCGTGGCTGATAGTAATTTCGACGAATCATTCAGGGGTTATTATGGAGGCGGCGTAGTCCCCGCTACTCCTGTTGAGATACCAACTGAGTTGTATTGGGATTGGGTTTCACCGACGACGACCACAACTACAACTACGGTGCCGCCAACCACAACTGTTCCTGAGCCAGAACAACCGAAACAAGTCTTTAAGGCTGAGGCCCCCCATTTTGAAGTTGTTGAACACGAGGATCCTTTACCTGAAAATCTGAGGCGTAAGTATTACCAAATGGAAAAAGGATCTCACATCGTCGAACTCCAAATGGATTTAGGGATGCGTTGGGTTGATGGGGTTTATGGTCCGGTGACTCGGAAAGCACATGTTGCGGCAATTGGTGGAGAAGAAAAGGCCACTCGTTTATGGATGAATGATCGCCAATGGCAATGGATGATCGACAACCCTGACAAAGAAGCCGCATTAGACATGAATATGCACTACGAAGATCCGCCAACTCTGGAGCAATATGTTCAGTGGTACTTTCTAGAAGAAGACTGGGATTGGGCTTTGGCTGTCGCGGCATGTGAAAGTAGCGCCAAGCCAACAGATACATACAACTCGGCGGTTTCTTGGGCGCATGCCAAAGGTGCCTTTCAGCACTTGCATAAGTACTGGAATCTTCGCCGCTCTCTCGCCGGTTTTGAAGGTTTTGACATCTTTGATTTAGAGGCGAACACGGGCGTCGCCAGTTGGCTTTTTTACACCTCTGGTCCACAGCATTGGAATCCTTCTAAGCATTGTTGGGCAAAAAAACTAGTTACCCAGTAACAGCGCGTACAAAGGTACAAGAATCGCTATTTGACTAGCCGTTTACACGAAAACAGTCATGCCAAAATAGAAGTATGGCTTGGGGCGATGATTACTCAATGCCCAGAGTCGAATCGGCTGGCTGGGATAATTCTGATCGCATACTTGCAATCGAGCGACCTCAATATCAGAAAGACGCTTCTTGTAGAACTTGTGAAGACCCGTCAATATTTTTCCCATCGCCAGGGGATACAGAATCGCTTAAAGCGGCTAAGGCTATGTGTTCCACATGCCCAGTAGTTGATGATTGTTTAAGGTACGCCTTAGAGAATAATGAGCGTTATGGGATTTGGGGAGGGAAGAGCACAAGGGAGCGTTTATTGATACTTAGGGCGAAAAGAATCCTTGAAGCAGGCGAAGCCTAATCGACTAGTGCCCAAAGAAAGCGTAGGCTAGCAACATGGCCATCATCACTTATCAAGATCTTGCCACTTACATGAACAAGACGTTCACTACGGGAGAGCAAGCCGCCGCTAACTCGATGATTGGCGCATTAGAGCGTGAGTTGTCAGGGATACTCAACAGATCTTTAACTGGTACGACTGTCACTGATGAAGCACACATCCTTCAGAGAAACCAACATCAAATATTTTTAAAGGAATACCCGGTTATTTCGGTGACTTCTTTAAAGATAGGTGACCTCGGATCTGAAACGACTCAAACTCTTACTGACTTCGATATTTACACGTGGGGGATTGACGGCATTTTTGCGACGACACAAGGAACCAGCGCTCTCATCACTTACACAGCAGGTATGGGTGCAAGTGAGCAACAACAACTAGAAGCCCTAATGCTCAGGGTTACCGCTCGGGAGATGTCGCAAATTCTTGCTGATGCCCAAGGCATGCAACGCCTTAAGGCTGAGGGCGTGGACATGACATTTGCAAATAATGGAGCCTCAGGTTTTTCTGAGGAAGATCTCCGTTGGGTGCGGAGGTATAGGCGCAGAGGGGTTTACTAATGCGTGGGGCATCTCACACTCTGACAATTCGGAGTAGAAGCACTGCTTCGGTAAACGCAGAAGGGCAAGTCACATATTCCAATAGTGACACAACTATTCAGGGCCGTGTCATGGTTCGTAACACCGAAGATGTGGGTATCGAGGGTCAAGCCTCTAGTCAGGCTGAAGCCATTGCTTGGGTGCCAACATCCGCGACCATTACAGACGCCGATCAGATTGTGGTTTCAGGTTTAAACACTCTTCTAAATGGCACTTATGACATCACAGGGATCCAATTCACCCCGTCGCATTACAGAGTCTTTTTACTAGGGGCTAGGACATGACAGCGGGGATAGTCGGGAATTACACGAAACGGCATCGGAATCTAGGAGATGCCATTCTGGCTAATGCCATTAACGTTTACAACGGGGGTGGTTTAGCGTTACCTAAAGCGGGTGCTCATATTGGCCAAAAATACAAAACCGTTATTCAAATTGGTTACAGCAAAGCGGGCACAGGTAAAAAATATATTCACCCGACCAAGGGAGAAGTACGAGCATCGGTTCCGCCAGCCCCTCCAGCGATGCAGGAAGGGGAGTTAAGAGACAGCGTTGAATTTTCTGTCGCTGTGCGCCCAGGACGGTCAGTGGCAACAGGGCGGTTTGTTAAAGGTTTTGGTAAAACTGTCGTGCATATTTTCACACGGCACGAAGCGGCACTGCGTTTGGAACGGGGTTACATGACTCCGCAAGGCGCTCAAGTCCCACCTCGTCCGCATTGGCGTGAGCAAAGACGTAACCCTCAAAACCTAACCATGATCAGGTCGATAACTGCTCGTTTCTTTTTGGCAGGGGAGCGTGCAATGGCTGCGAAACTAAGAACGCAGATGCCAAAGAAGACTTATGCGACAATAGGTCGTGAAGTAAGGGCAGGTAGATAATGGCCAGCGTTGGAGCAGCAGTAAGAACTGCAATAACAAGTGCAAGTATTTCCGGCATTACTGGTGTGTTCAGAGATATCGCCCCCGACTCGACAGCGCTGCCGTTTGTCACTCTTGCCTCAGATTTAGGTAGGGGGCCCGTTCTCCAAGGTGATGGGAGTGTCCTTGCACGGACACAAGAAATGCAAGTTGACTTATGGCAATCTCACGAGTCTGAAGATGTGACCTTGGTTGAGTCTTTGTTGGCTGCTCTTGATTCAGCGACTTTGACTGGCGCTGATAAAAATATTTTTCAGTGCAGGGTTGTGGATGTGGTCAGAGATGTGCAACCTGAAATAGACATCTGTCACCATTCCTTATCCCTCGACGTTACACACACAAACTAATGGCTTTTACAACGATCACCGTAACCGGTACCTATTTACAGGCAGATAACTCAACTCCTGCCACTGGCAATGTTACGTTCCTTGCTTCAACGACAATGACTGATTCTTCTAATGATCAAATTGTTGCTCCAACTTTTGTTACGGGCACTTTGAATGGAGCGGGAACTTTCAGTGTTTCACTTACTGCTACTGACGACTCAACTACTCAACCAACGGGCGTTACTTATGAAGTAACTGAGAACATTGATGGCGCTGGACAGAATAAATACAACATTGCTGTGCCAGAAAATTCCATTGCAGGGACTTTGGATTTAGCGGATATCACACCTGCCACCACTCCGATCACTTCTTACAATTACGCAACACAGGCTTATGTTGCGACTTCTATTGCTGGCCAGACATCCTATACACATACGCAGGAGACACCCTCTACTAGTTGGTCGGTAACCCATAATCTTGGGTTTAGACCCAGTGTTTTTGTGGTCGATACGTCCGATAATGTCTGCTACGGAGACGTGACGTACACAAGTGCAGATGCACTAACGATTACCTTCGCACAATCGTTCGGCGGAAAGGCGTATCTTTCTTAGTAGAGAATCGTTTTTTTATACGCTTACTAGGAGCCTAGATGCCGAAGTATTTGGTCAATCTTGACCTAAATCAAAATCAACTAATCAAGCCTCGGATAGAGAATCTTGCTAGCGCTCCTAGCACGCCTGTCACTGGGCAGATGTACTACAACACCACGAACAATACCCTCAATTTTTACAATGGGAGTTCATGGATAAACCTCGCTGAAGGCGATATCGAATCTGTCACGGCGGGCACGGGACTCTCGGGAGGTGGGGTCCAGGGAGACGTTACGATAAATATTGCGGATACTTCGGTTACCGCTAACTCTTATGGCAGTGCGACCGCAGTCCCGACTTATACGGTTGACGCTCAAGGTCGTTTAACCGCTGCCGCTGATGTCAACATAGCGATTCCAAATACTCAAGTTACAGATTTTCAAGAAGCCGTAGAGGATGTTGCTGGGGCCCTTATCTCGGGAACAGCAGACGAAGTATCGGTTACCTATACGGATGGATCAGGAACCCTTGTTATCGGTCTCCCTGATGATGTAACAATCGGACAACACCTGACTGTCACGGGGAACCTGACTGTTAACGGCACAACCACAACGGTCAACTCCACCACTCTCACAGTTGACGACAAGAACCTCGAACTTGGTTCTATCGGCTCCCCAACTGATATCACCGCTGATGGCGGCGGTATCACCCTGAAAGGTGCCACTGATAAAACCATCCTGTGGGAAAACGATTCTGATTCATGGGATTTTTCCGAGCATGTTAATGCTGCTGCGGGTAAAGAATTTAAGATCAATAATACTTCGGTTCTGAGTGCAACTACGCTTGGGACTGGTGTCACGACCTCATCACTTACTTCGGTCGGCACTATCGCCTCAGGCACATGGGCTGCAACCGACATTGCGGTAGCCCATGGTGGTACTGGAGCCTCTACTGCTGGAGATGCCAGGGCAAACCTTGGCATCATGGAAAAAGTCACTGCAACTATCGGTGACGGTTCTTCTACATCGTTCGCTATAACACATAACAGGTCAACCATGGATGTCATGGTTGAGGTTTACGACGCATCCACTAACGACACAGTTTTTGCCAATGTGACACGGAACTCCACCAGCCAGGTGACAGTTTCATTCGCATCGGCTCCGGCATCCGGCGCATATAAAGTGGTGGTTATCGGTTAGTCCATTCCCCATAACTACCTTGCGGGGTAGGACAGGGGCCAATTAAAAAGAGGAATAGTTGAGGCTATGCCCAAGTTTGTAGAGCGGATAACCGCTCAGACATTTGCATCCGCTGCATCGACAGCGATAGACGTTTTCGTTTCTGGCGACTCCAATGCCAGAATCGCAGTTGATGCTGGTGGCAAGTTGACTTGGGGATCCGGCTCTGGTGCCGGTGATGTCACTTTGTATCGTTCAGCGGCAAACGCCCTGAAAACTGATGATACTTTCGAGGGTGCTGCTGGTCTTATTACTCTCACCACTTCAGGTGCACCAACCGACACTTTGGCTGATGGTGCTTTAGCAGTGGACACAACAAACAAGTCTCTGTATTTCAGAGCAGATAGCACTTGGAACGAAAGCAATATCCCATCGACGACTAGCGCTGATGGTGGGAATGCTTCAGACTCGGTTCATTATCTAATATCAGCAGATGGTGGCGCTAACGGCGCGTCACTCTAGGAGAACAAAATGGCAGCAAAAATTCAGTTCAGAAGGGACACAGCATCCAACTGGACATCTAACAATCCGACATTGAGCGACGGTGAGTTCGCTATCGAGTCGGACACTAGGAAGTATAAGATCGGTGACGGTAGCACTGTCTGGACGTCACTTGGATACGGCGGGTTAGGTGCAATTGACACTGCCCTCGTTGATGCTAAAGGTGACCTTATTTTAGGAACCGCCGATAACTCTGTCGACCGAGTCGCCGTTGGCTCGAATGGACAAGTTCTTATCGCTGATAGCGCTCAAAGTGGTGGTGTTAAATGGGGATCCCCTGAGAAAGTCGTTCACTGGCATGAAGCCGTGAAGTTGGGCACCGCTGCCGCACTCCCCAACTCCCCGACTTACAGCAATGGGACATCAGGTGTAGGAGCAACACTCACCTCAGATTCAAACGTTCGTTTACAAGTAGATGGCACTAACGCCAGCACAGGCGATCGAATTCTTGTCCAAGACGAATCCACTGCCGCTAACAACGGTATTTATGATGTAACCGCTCAAGGCGCTTCCGGTTCAGCCGCATGGGTATTAACTCGTGCAGTTGACTTTGATGGTAGCGCTGGAGCCGAGATTATCCCTGGCGAATCAGTTTATGTTCTCTCTGGTAGCACCAATGGTGGTCAAGGCTTTGTTGTAACATCCACAAGTGATCCACACACTGTGGGTACTAACGATATTGCATTCACACAATTCACAGGTACCCAGGCGATCACTCCCGGTACGGGTCTCGCAAGCAGTGGTAACACAATCAACGTTGGGACTGCTAGTTCTGCACGAATAGTTGTTAACGCAGACGATATTGATTTAGCGGCAACGGCTGTGACAGGCGCTTCTTACGGTAGCGCTTCGGCTGTGCCTACTTTCACGGTTGATACTTATGGGCGTTTAACCGCTGCTTCTGACACGACTATCGCTATCGCTGCTTCAGCAGTAACTGATTTTACTGAAGCGGCGCAAGATGTCGCAGGGGCGCAATTAGCGACTAATGGGTCTCACACAGGAATCACCGCTACTTACGATGATGCAGGTGACGGAGCCGTCGATTTGGCTCTCGTTTCAGAAAATGTGCAAGATATCGCAGGAGCACAATTAGCAACAAACGGATCACACACTGGTATTACAGCCACATACGACGATGCCGGTGACGGCGCCATAGACCTTGCTCTCGTCACGGAGAACGTTGAAGACATAGTTGGGGCCCAATTAGCCACCAACGGCTCTCACAGCGGCGCTACGGCGACCTACGACGATGCTGGTGATGGTGCTATAGATCTAAAAATCACTGAGGTTTATGACACTGATTCTGATTCCAAACTTTATTGGAGTGCAGATGACGTTATGAAAGTAAATCTTGCTGGCAGCGACAAGTATTCATTCACTAGCAGCCAGTTCGCTGCAACAGGAATTACTGGTGCTTTCGGAAGTGCAATAAACATTCTCACTACTGATAGTGGTGCTAGTGCTGGGCCGTTTCTTTACTTAGAAAGAAACAGTGGAAGTCAGGCTGCTAACGATCTGCTCGGACAAATCCAATTCATGGGTGAAGACGACGGCGGCTCAGACAACATCTACGGAATGATTACGGGTCTTGTTTCAGATCCAGCAGCAGGTGGCGAAGACGGAACAATCCGTATGAGCGTTTCGATAAACGGAACTGACTCAACAATCGCTGACGTGATGCAATCAGGTATCAACCTTGCTTCTAGCATGGGGATACTCGTAGGAGGCACAAGCCTTTTGACGAGCACTTCTCTAGCAGCCACGGTTGTTCTCGCAGATGGCGTCGCAGCAACCACACAATCTGCTAGCGACAACTCTACGAAAGTGGCAACGACCGCATATACGGATACTCAAGCCACCACAGCCTCTGCCGCAATCACATCAATAGATGACGCTGATGGCGACACCAAGATCCAGTTAGAAGAATCCTCAGACGAAGACATTATTCGTTTTGACACTGCCGGTTCAGAAAGAATGACAATAGCCGCTGATGGCACTGTCACCATTTCAGGGAACCTCACGGTTAACGGAACGACGACTGAGATCAGTTCAACAACCATCACAGTTGATGACAAGAACATTGAACTCGGCGCTGTCGCTTCTCCGAGTGACACCACTGCTGACGGCGGTGGAATCACCCTGAAGGGCGCAAGCGATAAAACCTTCAACTGGGTTGACTCAACTGACGCTTGGACATCTTCAGAACACATCGCTCTCGCCACTGGCAAGAGTGTTTACATTGACGGTGTCATCCAATTGTCGAAGAATTCACTCGCAGCAACTGTCGTCCTCGCAGACGGAATTACTGCTACAACACAATCGGCTGATGACAACTCCACGAAAGTGGCGACCACTGCTTATGTCGATACTGGTTTAAGCACGGTCGATGCAACAATCATTAAAGACGCTGATAATGACACCAAGGTTCAAGTTGAGGAATCCTCAGATGAGGACAAAATCCGGTTTGACGTTGGTGGAACAGAAACAGCAGTCCTTGATGCCGACGGTTTTGACGTCACAGGTAACGTTCGTTACAGCCTCGATCTGAATGCTCAGACGGGAACTGCGTACACCCTGGTGATCGGGGACCGAGGCAAGTTGGTTACTACCAGCAACGGTTCCGCTCAATCAATAACAGTTCCACCTAACAGCAGTGTTCCTTTCGCTGTTGGGGATTCTGTACAGGTCGCGCAAGTAGGTAGCGCCCAAGCGACAATAGTGGCAGGGTCTGGTGTGACTCTACGTTCAACTCCGGGGCTCAAATTGCGAGCCCAATATTCGTCTTGCACAATCACAAAAATCGCCACAGATGAGTGGCTTGTGACAGGTGACTTGGACGACTAGTAAGAAAAGGTAGGATAGAGATATGGCGCAGTCAGGTTCAGAACAAGATCTCCCACGTAAAGACGAGATCCCCAACATTGTTGGACAGACAACCACTAACGCTGACTCCCAAATCGTTTCTGCTGGGATGGTTGTAGGTACTAAAAGCACAACCAATACCGACAACAGCGGCCTTGAAAACACGGTCGCTAGTCAGGTAGATACTGCTGGGGATATCAAGTTGTTGGGGCATTCAATGGACTACACATATTACAGTCCGTTCTTCCCACCGTTTTTCCCGCCGTTTTTCCCACCGTTCTTTCCGCCGTTTTTCCCTCCTCACTTCCCGCCATTTTTCCCGCCGTTTTTCCCACCTCATTTCCCACCATTTTTCCCACCATTTTTCCCTCCTCACTTCCCACCGTCCTTTATCCATTATCAGGATCCTGGGTATGCGATGGAAGAAAAGGATACTGAAGAAGAGTAACCAGGTGTACACTTGGCCATATGGAAGAATCCCTGATAGAACCCGGCCATTTTGGGGACTCATCTGACAACATTCTTGTTCTCTATGATTTCGTAGACCCTGTCGATCTCAGAATCATCCAAAGGTTTTTACCTACGATCAACGAATGGGATAACCCACGGGAGACCGAATACAACGAAGATGGTGAATGCATTTACGATGCTTCTTACTGGTGGGATCGCATGTGTAGCGCTTCAATTCTTGAAGAGATCAACCCTGAGATTTTCAAGTTGATTGATAAATACATTTTAAAAATGCAGTTCGCTATTGAAGATAAGTTCAATCTCGCAGTTCATAAACGACCGCCGGTGCTTGTCCGTTGGCTACCAGGGAATGAGCAATTGCCGCATGCCGACAAACAGTTGAATGATGGCACCCCTAACCCGTTTCCCACTTACGACATAAATTCGATTATCTATTGGAATGAAGATTTCGAAGGCGGCGCTTTTTATTATCCCGAGCATGGGATGGTTTTACCAATCGAAGAAGGAATGGCTGTAGCCCACCCAGGGGACATCCACTATTTGCATGGGGTTCGCCCTGTTACTGATGGTGTTAGATGGACGACACCATCTTTCTACACAATCACCCAATTAGGAGGGGAAGAATGAAAGACATTGAGGCTTATCAAATAGGGCAACCAGGTGCTTGTATAACCCTTTACAAGAACCTTTTCCCAAGTAATCAAACATACCCACAGCGGTTAGAAGCGATCTTGACTGAAGACGACCCGTTTTTCAGATGGAACAATGCCAGAGTTGGTTTCGTGGAGGAGATGCTGGATTACAGGGACTGCTCTGACTTCAAATACGGTGGCACTAAAGGGATTAAGTTTGAACAGTTCACGAACCCTCCTGAAGAGTTCGCCGACGCTCGAGAAATCTACGACGAAGTTATGGGACCAGTTCATGCTTGCGTGGAACATTATTGCGAAAACCTAAATCTTGGGACTTTGGAATACTTCGAAGCGCCTAATTTCGTTAGATACAAAGAAGGCCAACATTTCCAAGTTCACCCTGATTGCGGGTTCTCATACACCTGCACAACTTCTGTCGTGGCTTTCTTCAACACCTGCGGCGAAGACTACACAGGCGGCGAATTGGTGTTCCCTTACCAAGACATAAAATTCACGCCACATGCAGGGGACATGGTTGTCTTCCCATCGAATTACCCTTACGTCCACCAATCTTTGCCGATCGAGACAGGCACCAAATATTCCTTAGTGGTGATGTATGACTACAACGATTTAAATCACCGCTCAGACAACCTGACTCTTGAAACCCAAATAGGCATCGAAGACGCAACTGGACAGGTACAGTCAGCGAGTTCATGAAAGCAACACTGACCCGAACCCACCAGAACCCTCCCCAAATAACTCAATGTCGCCCACGACGAGAGTGGATGGACGCGACATATAAAAAACATGCCTACAAGTGTCTGCCCTTAACCGCCGCCAATGTCAATGGTTGGGAGTTGAGACTTCAACAAGATGTAGTAGTCAAATGGGATGGAGGGAACACGGTCCCCAAAGTCTTAAGCGGTGAAAAGATCACACACACGTTAGAGAACGGCCACGAGTACGAACGCGATGTTGTTGTTCCGAGCATTATTAGCATCATGTCTTTCACTGTCGGGTGGGCTATAAACACACCACCAGGGCACAGTGTTCTGCTATCAGGCCCTCCTAATTATTTTATTGATGGCGCCGTTCCTTTAACTGCGATGGTTCCTGGTTGGTGGCCAGATGAAGTGAACATGAATTGGATGATGACCACTCCTGGTAAAGAAGTTGTCTTCCCTGAGGGTATGCCGTTTATGTTTTTCCAGATCGTTGAAGATGATTTTCAGTGCAATGTGGAATTAGATGTTAAGAACATTTGGGATGACGATCAATTGATGGCCTCCCGCCAATCGTATGGGAATGCTAAAACGGCTAAAATGAGAGAACAGCCATGGTCATGGATGGGGAGTGTCAGAACTGGCCTAAACGAAAAAGGCGAGCAGATAGGCCCCAAACATGAGGGGCACCCAACGCTTCAGGAGCCATAATGATCCGTGTTCTAGACAACGTGACACTTGATGATCTCACTAAATACCCTGAAGATTTTGAAGGCATACTTAATCAGCACCCTCTTGTGCTTTTCCCGAAGTTGAATGCTACCGAAGAAGAAAAAGATGTTGTGGCTGACGTCTTTGGTTTGGTTTCGCCTAATGATCATGTTTCACGATATGAAGTTACTTACAACCACATGTTCAAAGTCATGGAAGACATGGGTAAAACCTCATTGAAAGATGCTCTTCTAGAGTCACGAGGTTCTGCTGGAATCGACCCTCATGACTCTCTCAAAATGAATCCGTGGCACTATGAAAACAATGAGATGTTAAATCCACCCGTGCACGGGTTGTGGTCGATGGACAAGTTCCCTAAAAAAAGAGGAGTTGGTAGGACTGGTTTCATTGACGGCGGGTTGATTTATGACAGGATGCCTGATCGTTTACGCGAGTTTTCCCACAGGGTGCAAACTGTAAGTGTCCCAGGGTTTATGCCAGTGGACATCGACTGGTTTCGTAGTCAGGCTTACAGAACAGTTGCCCAAGGGGAACCGTTTTGGATCCCGGTTCCTGAAACATCTGATGCGATAGTGGTGGATCCTAAACCATTGGCAATGGAACATCCTGTCACGGGGCGATATGTGATTCGTTCGGTGACACCTTTCCCCCCAGAGGATCATGGTGAACGCCCTAAAGAGATGTGGCGTTTAGAGTCAGAAATGCCGAAAATTAACACATGGGGAGGAACTTATGGGACGGCTTATAAAACTGATTTCGATGTTTATTCCAATGGGGGGCAACAATTCTTAGAAGAAGAGTGTGATCCCCGACTTCTTCTTGATTTCAAAACATGGTTATATGAATACATAGAAACTGAAACAAATCAGTTTTGGCTGCAATGGGACGAGGGGGATTTGTTGGCTCTAGACATATTTTCTTTAATGCACGCAGTCGAAGGTGGGTTTAATAAAAATGAGAGGCTTCTAAGAGGACGGTATTACTTCGGGAAAGGCTTCACGGGGGATCCACACGGGAAGCGCCCAGTTGCGGAGTTCATATGAAGATCCAAAACTTTTCGTATCTCCGAGTGGAAGACATTCTTGATGGTGCGGATGAATTCAGAGCGCTCCTATTCAAAGAAGGAGTTTTGGCGTTCAGGGGTCTGAATCTGACAGTCCAAGACTTTGCAGACATAACCCAAGCACTTTCTATATCTGAGAAGCCGTTAGAGGATTGGTCACGGGGTAAAGCCACAACAGAAGCCTTTCTTACAGCCGACCGACGTTTTGGTGAACCGATGTATGACCTCGAAGAACTAGACCGTGGGGATCTAACTGAGACTACGCCTGTGGAAAGAGCCGGTATAGATGAATACACATTGAGTGGTTCATTCATCCGTAGAAACGAAAACTTTGCCACACGGTTCGAACAAATGACTAAGGGTGTGGGGACAGGTGGGAAACCACCCGGCGAAGAAGATGTTCTTTACCCAGGGCAAGAACAAGCGTCACGGCAAACAATGATTTTCTGGAACATGGATGATGCCTATAAACAGCATTTAGTGAGAACAAATGCCATTCATATGCATACCTTCACCGCTTCGAAACGCGCAGGTGGGTTGGGGTTTGTTGATATGTCTGAAGCATTTAAGGCTCTTCCATCTTCATGGGTTAATCCTTTGGAGAAAGCATACAAAAAAGAAACTCAAGTCTCTTATATGCCAGATGGGGTCACTCAATATCCTCACCGTGTGATTGAATTGCATTGGTATGGCTCTTACCCTGTTTTACATTCCACGGGGACCAACCTCGGCAACCCTCAACTCCCGTTCGAGTTTGAGGAAGAATGTATTGAACCTATGGAATTTTTTAAATGGGTGTTCGATTATGTTGTCAATCCTGATAACCAACAGTGGTGGGATTGGGAACAAGGAGATCTTGTTATTTACGACGCCTACCGTTTGCAAACAGCGTGGGGCGCTGGGTTCGATTTAGGCGAACTTGTTTTTGATCACATTAAGTATCACGGGGGGAACCAATATGCTGTCCAAACTTTACCCCCACGAGATCAGCAGTACATAGTTCCTGAAGGGCATTCATATCATGGTTGAACACTACGGGAACGGGGTCTCTCATTATAAGAACGTTATTGATGTCCCTCAGTCAATCATTGATGAGTTGTTGTATTTACGGGATGCTGAATTTGACGCTCAATATGAAAAAGATGGGGATCTGCTTATCAGTACACAAACAGGGATAGTTGACAATATTGACGTGGTGCTCGAAAAGCCTGTTCGTGTCCAAGTTCACCAACCTCCTGCTGAGGCTAGTGACGAACATTATGAGTGGTGGAAGTATGCTTCTGATGTCTGTTGGGGTGTCTTACTTAAATATCTTGAGCGTTACCCACATTTAATGTCTCAGATTTGGTGGTGTAGTCGAGGGCACTCATTGGTTTATGAACCTGGGGCACGGTTACTAGCCCATCATGACAATGATGTTGGTTATGCATGGCCAGTGAATGAGAAAATTGCAGGTTTTACAGAAGTTTCTGCACAGAATGTTGTAAGCACCACGATGCATCTTTGTGATTCGGAAGGAGGCAGCATGGTCTTTCCTTACTTAGACAATTTAGAGATAGAAACAAAGGCAGGGGATGTTTTAGTTTTCCCCGCTAATTATTTAGCCACTCATGGCATAACGCCTGTCCAAGAAGGTAGCAGAAGAATCTCATACCTAACGTTTTGGGGGCAGGGCTCACATTTAATAGGTGGCGGCAACATTCTCCCAGTCAGAGATCGTGAACATCGTGTAGATAATTCATTCACGTGGGTGAAAACCCTTCACGAAGACTTCCTTGAATCGTCAGGGTGGGATCTTGAAACATTTTATCATCGTCACCCACAGTGGATGTCAAGCAGAAACGCCCCTGACCATTGGGGTGGCCATGTCTGAGATTGAGCATTTTCAAAACGGGATTGCTCTCATTCGGAATGCTATGGAAATCCCTGAAGAGATAATTGATGAGTTGTTGGTTATTAGTAAAGGTCAATGGGAGCATCAATATGTGGTTGAAGGAGACGAGGTTGTAAACAAAGCAACCGGTACCCGAACTCCTATCGAGTTCCATGGGCAGGATCCAATCAGAGTCCAGGTCCATGCTCCACCAGTAATCCCGCAAGTGGAATTTTGGTATGACTTTTGGCGAGAAGCCGCAGATGTTTGTTATGCAGCACTTTTGCAGTACATAGAAAAATACCCGATGATTCTTTCCCAACTTTGGTGGTGTAACCGTGGCCATGCGCTTGTTTACGACGCCCCAATGGGGCACCTCTTTGGGCATCACGACAACGATTGCGGATATTCATTCGCTGCATGGGACGACATCGTTGGGCAGTCAGAATTAACTACTCACAACGTGGTTAGTACAACCCTGCATTTGGTTGACACACCAGACGGAGGGGGAGTGACTTTTCCTTATGCCGACAATCTTAATTTCCCTTGCAGGGCTGGTGACATTTTGTTGTTCCCCGCTAATTATTTAGGGGCACATGAAATTGAATACGTTAATGAAGGTCACCGTATGTCTTACTTGACGTTTTATTGCCAAGGTTCCAATGAACCGCTTCGGATACCTCCAAATGCTGACCAAGCAGAGATTTTTTTCAGAGAGCATCAGACGGAGGCTTCCCTCACCTGGTGCGACACAATCGACACTGACTTTATGGAGTCATCCGGTTGGTCATTGGAGCGGTTAGATAAAGAGCATCCGAATTGGTTGCAACGAGGACCAGGTGAGCCGTGGGGTCATGATTAAGGAGTATTTAGGTGGCGGTGTTGTTCTTTATAAAAATGTTCTTGATCTTGATTTTGATCGTTTGCGTTCTTTCGCTTTAGAACAAGCAGAAGCCGAGATGGCTGAAATGTACACGCCAGGGAAAGACCCACGTACAGGTGAAGAGGGTTACCTAAACAGAAACGGATATTTCTTTGACGCTAAAGGAATAGAGTGCATGCCTCGGCATTGTGCTTTTGTCTACTCCGACCCTGATCCAGACATTAAAGAAATTTTAGAAACCATTGAAACGACAACTGACAAATGTGTGACTGATTACATTGATCAGTTCTCTATAGCCGCAATGTCAGTATGGTGGAAAATAAGAGGACACATTCTCGTCTACCCTCCTGATTCGTTTCTCGGGCTTCATGCTGATACCAGTACTGATTACGCCTATGGGTCACCCCATCCGCCAAATCAAATAGCGACTCGAACGGTGGTTAGCACTATCACATTCTTTAATGACTCTGTAGATGACACGTCACAACTCGATGGCACAAATTTTATGGGTGGATGGTTAGCGTTTAAGTATCTCGATATTAGGTACAAACCACGCAAAGGTGATTTGATTGTGTTCCCCTCAAATTACATGGGGGCTCATGCTTGCGAGATGGTTAAAGGTGGCACAAGGTTTAGTCATGTCGGATGGTATTGCCAAGGGACACCCAACCCAGAAGTAGGAGAAAATGTAATTGACCCGACAGAAGCCACGGAAGAAATGTTGGGACGATCAACCAACGTCTATTTAACTAAGCCGTTAGGTCGAGCGATGAGAGACGTCTGGGCAGGTCAACAACCTGAACGTTGGGGCTACGGAGAAGACTAAGCAGTCTTTATAAGAATTGTGTAGCCAGCGTCGATTGGGTAGTGAACCACTTCAGCATTAGGAAGGTCTTTTAAATCCCAATTGGGTTCTACATATTCATGTAGCAACATAACCGTGTTCCGGTACATTCCTTTGTTTGCCCCGGTGTTAATGACAACCATCACACCGCCTGTGTCGACCATGTCCCACAAAGAAGTTATCCATTTGCTGTCAGCACCGAAAAGTAACGCTGCTTGTGTCTCGATGTAATCAAATTTCTCGCTACTCGTGCCTTCGAAGATATCTAATTGGTCGATAACTTTATATTGAGGGTTAGTTGCTTTCCACTCGTCGTTGCTCGCTATAAAACGTTCCATGATGTTGAAATCAAGACCGTTTATAAACGTGACTTCTTTAGAACCATCAGCCATTAACTCTTGAAGCCATTTGTTTGGGTCAGCGAAATGCAGCAATGTCTTTGTCGGGTTAAAGAGTTTATGGAGCAAGATTCTTAATTCCATGTGCACCCATAAGTAGGCTTCCCATTCTGGGTGCCTGTTCCCTAAAAGTTCATACATATGGAAGTAAACGTCGTGCCCTCCTGCAATAGCGCGAAGGTCGGGGTTCCGTGCTTTTATATAATCGGAACCTGACTTGTAAAAATCATCACGGACACCTTCAGTGAAACCGTTTTCCATATCGGTGTAACCGGTTTTAGAAAGTGCTTTAGCGACAATGTTCTTACGAAAAAGATCTGTTACGCCGAAAGGCATGTATTTGATAGTTGCCATTATGCTGCCTCCGCTAGTTTCAATAGTCTGAAGTGGCGTCGGACTGCCTCTTGCAGCATTTCGCGCTTGTTATTAAGCATTATTTCGGCAGCGCTATGGTAAGCCCTTCCGACTCGTAGATCAGGGTTATCTCTCAGAACTATGGACCCGTCTTTGTTGATCATGGGGCTTAATACTTGCGTTAATGATGTAAAAGAGAACATGTCCCGAGTGGCGCTTACGATGTCATCAACTGTGGTGGAGTCAAATGAATCTAAATCCATGCCTAATATTGCCATCACATAAGCGACTTCGCCTTGGAGATACGCAATATCAGCGGCTGCATCGTAAATGTTGCCTTCGGAACCGGTAAAAGATCGAGTGCTCATTCTCCTAAATCATCCCATTCTGCGGACATGTCTACTTTTATATATCCGGCATGTCCTGCTTCTGTAGTGGAGGGGTTCATAGGAGTAATCCCACCTAAACGGATACACCCCCAATAAAGAGAGTCGTGGCTTTCAGGCATGTCTGGATCACCAACTGTGACTCCCCCTGTTTTTGCTACACGCCCAATAAGTTCGGGGATCCATTCGATTGGATCATTATCATGTAACTCATTGTCCCATTCTCGTCTTCCGACTTGGGCTTCTTTCCATTTTAATGGTGGGGTAACCCCATACCCTTTAACAGCGACGCGATCTTGGACATCCCCATCTACGGTTGTTTTGGCAGTGTCAGGGGCATCACCTTTGACCGCTTCGGATACCGTTCCGAGAGAGGCGAGTGTTTCATCGGTCAAACGTCCTCCTGAGAATTTACCTCTAAGAGTATTTGTTGCTTCAAGGAGGGTGTCTGACTGTCTCGCGTATTTGCTAGTTTCAACTTCTCCGAATAGTGCTTTAAGGGCTTCGGTAGGTTCAGTGTCGTATGTTGCACCTAAGAGAGTCCCAGGTTGTTTAGTTGGTGTCGGGGCAGAGTCCTTATAATCGAACTTCATTGGTTACCCCAATGCTTCGTGAGCGGCGACCTGCTTCTTTAAACAGTCGTAGGCGTTATACAAGGCGTGATCTGAATCGACAGGGATAACGAAGGAACTATCAATGTCTTCAGGAGCCTCGGGCAGAGCGAGACAGAGCGTGTAAATGCAATACTCTAAATACTCTTTAGCCCGCGCTTTGGCGGTTGTTTTCTGAGCGTCGGTCAAGGCCATGTCTACAGCCTATTACAGTGAATCGAGTTTTGCTTTAGCGGCAGACCACTTTGAGAGTGTTCCTTCTAAGGCAACCTCATTCAGGTTCTTGTTACCGTACTCGTCAGCGACTGCTTTAAAGTCCACTGAGAGATCATCGGGGTCAATACCTATACGCCATGATGCTTCGTGAATTTCGTTCTCGATAGCAGCAAGTGCTCGTTGTAGCATTGACCTTTTGTCTGCGTTACTAAATGTTGTTGAGAAATCCATTCCTCATCCTTCGGCCAAATCGGGTTTTCTAAGGGCCACGTTATCAGCGACTATTTAGTTTAGTTTAGAGGCTAAACGTATAGTCACCCTTTACCCTCTCTCACCCTTTACACACAGTGAGACAGAATAGTAATAACTAACAGGCCGACTATCCCGCAAGGAGTTACACAATGGCCGCTTCAACAAGCGCAATTACCTTCGACGTAAAGGATTGCAAGGTCTATACGATTACCGCTGACGCAAGCGGTGACGCAACGACCTTCGGCTCTGCCGTCGATGTCCCCGGTATCCAGGAAGTATCCCTGGAGCCAAACTTTATAACCAATGAGTTGAAAGGCGACGGCGGTGTTGTTCTTGCCAAGAAAGGTAAGATTGACCGTCTCAACTTCTCATGTACATACAGCGAACTTTCCATGGATGTTCTTGCTGTTCTACTTGGACAGACAATCACAGCAGCAGGAACAGGCACATCAGAGACAGCACTTTTGCCTATCGATGACACTTCGCTTCCGTACTTCAAGGTTGGTTTCCTGATCGACGATCTACAGACATCTGGAGATTCTCTTGCCACCGTTTTGGTGACATTGCAGAAAGCCCAGTTGACTGGTGGTTCGTTGGTATCAGGTTCTACTGACACCTTCAACACTCCGAACTTTACCGCTGAGGCTATTAAGCCTGCCGGTACACCAGTTCGGTACGGAGCAATATCATTCGCTGAAACAGCAGAATCGCTCTAAATAACTAAAAAACCGAATTAAAAGCGGGATTTTAAGAGGACGACAGCCTTCGAGGGCTGTCGTCCTCTCGCGCTTGGGGTACATTAGTAAGTATGGAATACACGCCCGAAATACTCAGGAATAAAGGTGTTCCCGTTGAGGTAGCCGATGTAATTCACATCGATGGTGACTGGCCACTCCAGTACACGCCTGAAGGGGAACTAAAGACAGAAACCATCTACATCAAATTCACCCACAATATCATCGCTGATATCGAGGAATTATGGGGTGGTCTAGAGGTATGGCAAGAGCAGATGCAATCAAAACCTGTATCTACATTAAGGAGAATTCTTTCTTTGATAGAGAAAGAACCCATTGAAGTGACTGGGGCTCGCATGATTGATGGGCGTCTCCCAGAATATAGCAATGCGATCGGAGTAGCCTGGGCCATGGCAAACGGCGTAAACCCCGAGATAGCGAGCCAACTCCTGAAGGAGGCGGAGATCGGGGTGGGCTCGCAGATAGAGATGCTAAATCAGGAACTAAAAGAGAATCTAAATCTGGATGGGATTACCCCTGGGCAAAAGCCATCGCAGCCTGGTGCCAAACAGGACAAAGATACGGAGACTTCTGGGAAGCCAGCCCAGCCCAAGTCATAGCCGCTGTTTCCGTTGAGGACAATAAGACTAAAAAAACCAAGGATGTCGGTGACGTACAGAGATTTGCTGCCGCATTGGGCGGTGGACTAGTAAAAGACACGTTTGACCCCAATGACCCGTTTGGAGATTAGCGAAATCAGTAGAAGAATGGTGTAATGGCCGTCCAGTTACCACCTCTTGTACAAACCATTGTCCTCGACCCCACTGGGGTTAAGGCAGGTGCTGGTGCATTCACTAAATCGATGGGCAGTGTTAATAAAGCAACAACGGTTGCTAACAACGGGATGGTTGGCTTATCAAGCAATTTAAGCACTGTCGCTTTCCGTGCTCAAAGTGCGGGTAGAGCCCTTCGTAACAAATTAGGGTTGCCTCTCATAGCGATAGGTGGTCTCGCGGCTAAATCTTTTTCTGAGTTTGAATCGACCATGACTCGCATTGAGTCTTTGGTGGGTGTTTCTGCTGCGGGTGTTTCTAAATTCGCTGATGCTGTTCAAGAGGTTTCACGGGAAACTGGTCGAGGCCCTAAAGAATTAGCAGAAGCCATGTTCTTCATTTCATCTGCTGGTTTGCGTGGTGCTGCGGCAACCGACGTTTTAGAACAAGCCGCTAGAGCAGCGGCCCTTGGGCTTGGTCAAACAAAAGTGGTTGCTGACGCTGCCACTTCAGCGATTAACGCTTATGGTATTGAGAACTTGGGTGCTTCAGCAGCCACAGATGTTCTTGTTGCTGCTGTACGTGAAGGTAAAGTCGAAGCCGACCGTTTAGCGCCTGCTATTGGTAAAGCAATCCCGGTTGCTTCTGCTATGGGAATCGAATTTCATGAAGTCGCAGCGGCTATTGCTTCTATGACTCGTACTGGTACTGACGCTAGAACGTCAGCGATTCAGTTGCGGCAGATTATGCAGTCGCTTTTGGATCCTTCTAGGCAAGCAACAAAAGCCCTAAAAGAAATGGGTGTTGCTGAAGGCGAGTTGCGTAGACAAGCAGACGAAGAAGGTCTTTTAGCGGTTCTTAAACGGTTAAGAGATCTTTCGAAAGAGAATGCTGATGCTTTCGCTGATGTGTTCCCTAACGTTCGTGCTTTGGCTGGTGCTTTGGATATCACGGGTGCGAACTTGGAAGAGAACGAAGGCATTTTTAATGCTTTGGCTAACTCCACTGGTGACACCGCAGAGGGTTATGCGAAAGTACAGAAAACTATAAAACAACAGGTTCTTGAAGCGTTTGCCAAACTGCAAAACGCAATGATTGACCTTGGTAAAAGCATGGGGCCTTTGGTCGATGTGTTTGTTTTCTTCGTTGAAAAAGCCGCTGGGCTGATTCAGTTCTTCGCTGACAACAAATGGGCAACTGCCACGCTTGCTGTTTTTACTGCTTTAGCAGTAACCGTAGGAACGTTGGCTTCTGCGTTTGGTGGCACAGCAGTAGTGATTATTGGTTTCCAAGCGGTTATGAAAGCCGCAGAAATGGGGGCCATGACTTTAGGTATATCTCTGACTAAATTGAAACTTGCGATGATCGCAACTGGTATCGGGGCTTTAATCGTAGGACTCGGAACCGCCCTTGCTTTCGTCATGAAATTTGGGAAGAGTTCTAAAACTGCTGCTAAAGAAGCGGCTGAACTTCGGCTGGCATTAGATGACATCAGAATGGTCGCTGGTAGAGCAGTTAAACCCCTGCTCCAAATGGGTGATGCATTAGCAGGACTTAGTAGTTATGCCGACCCGACTGTACAAGCGTTCTTTGATACCTACGCACAGGCGATAATGGACGCTGAAAAGTTGGGCGACGACATGGGCCGACTCCAGGCTGAAGATTCTTTACTTCAAATGTTCTTTGGTGCTGGCGATAGCGAAGCGAACAGGCAAGCACTTGAAAGTCTTATCAATAACCTTCAAATTTCGTTGAAAGATTTCACATTGTTTGAACGCTTATTCGAAGGTCAAGATGTGACTTTCGACGAAGCGTTAACAGCCTTCTTGGAAGGGTCAGACGTAGAAGCGCAAACAGATCGTGCTTTACGAACTATGGGGGAACGAGTCGTAGCGTCATCTAAAGGTAGCCTTAAGACGATTGTTAAGGGTATTGAAAACTTTACAGACCAGGAAGGTGTTCCTGGCATCGATTGGACATCATTGCTGGGGATGGACGGCAAAGAGATTGGGGAAAAGATAACTGATGAAAACCTGATCATATCTGACACTCTTAGAGACGCTCTTGAAGTCCCTGCCAGAATGCTCGATGATGCGATGCGTAGAGGGCGCGGTATGGATTTCGAAAAAATCTGGACTTCGACCATGGAACAGGCTGAAGCACAGGCAGGCTCATTTGGTGTCAGTACAGAGACCATGCGTCGAATTGTTGAAACTAACTTGATGTCGGCTCTCCACCTGATGGATGACTTCACGGAAGACACAGGCCGTTCAATAAACACTTTGCACGACATGCTTATGCTTCTGAACTCGGAAGACGCCAGCACCCGTGAGTTTTTATTAGCCAAATTTGATCACAGTGGCGCCGAGTGGTGGGAAGCCACAGCCGCTGCTTACAACAAGTATTTAAGATACTTAGAACGTGAACGACATGAATTAGAAGGCATGCTCGACCCTGCGAATAGACATGCTGAGGCTTTGCGTTTAGCCACCATGGAAACCCAGAAGATGGCTGAAAACCAAGCCAAACTTAACGACACGATGCAAGACACCCAATGGACGATGCAAGATGTGTTAGACGACATGGCTACTGGTTTCGAAACAGCCAACAAAAACATTAAAGAATTCACCCGACGTTGGGACATGCTCATTGGTAAAGCCATTGACTTCAATTCTTTACAAAGAGAATTTGAGATAGGGCAAGGGGACCTGTTCGAGGCATTCCAAAACCTTCAAGGCACCTCGTTGGTTAGTGGTTCAGACGCCGCCAATGAGGCTAACGAAGCATTAGAAGATCAAATTAACTTGGCTGGCCAATTCGCAGCAGAAATTTTCGGGTCTACTAATGACATGGAACAGGCTGAAGCGGCTTTGAACGCTTATCTAGATGCGATCGCTCGTGTCGCTGCTGGCACAGGCGTCAACATGGATGAATTCCGAAACATAATGGCTTCATTGCAGTTGTCGCCAGAAAGTTTCGACATTATCACCGCCACTGGTTCAGACCCTGCTAGTGACGCTTTAGCAGACCGAGCCGATGCGATGAAGAAGTTGGGTGTCACCCACTTCGGTCCAGCAGGAGAGTTCTTAGGCGAAGCGCTTGGCACCGGTGTAGAAATGGGAATTTTCAACACCGACGGAGACTTAATTAATGCGACAGTCGGGTTAATGAACCGTGTGATTGGGAAAGTTGAAGAAGCATTCGGGATTAAAAGCCCTTCTGACGAAACAGCAAAACGAGTCGGGGTGCCATTCGTAACAGGAATTATCGCTGGGATAGAGGAAAAGCGAGCAGACCTTGTTAACAAAGCCAGAGAGACAGTTGAACTGGCGTTGAATGCGGCGAAACGAAAAGTGTCTTCAGTAATGCAAGCGATCCGTGCTGAACTCGACATGGCGGATGCACAAGACAAGATCCGTAAATTGACACGTGACACTGCTGGTGCAGGGATATCCGAATCAGAGGGACTCATGATGTCGATAATGGACAGACGTGTGAGGGACGCAAAAAGGGCTCAACGTTTGGGTCAGGGATTTATGGATGAACTCAGATTGGCTGTTCTCGAAGCAGAAAACGCCCAGGAGGATTTCGAACTTGAAGCCTCTTCAGGCGCAGAACTTC